CTTTTGCATCTATCATCTCCAAATCATGTACTCTTGTTAAGGCAAGATTGCCATGCTGTTTATCTATAGCTAAGAAGTATGCTTCTTTAACATTATTACCTGCAGAGTATGCAGATATTTGTGCTATGTATCCAAAAGGGTCATCATTAACTAAGTTATTATTAGCAAACTTTTTAAATGAGTAACCACTAGCACTCTTACAATCTACTAACTCACCATCTATCTTACAATCTTGATGTCCTTTAATACCTTCTACATCTACTTGTTTTTGTTCTTCTGTAACTGTATGACCAGATGCTCTAGACAATAGTATAAGTAAGTCCTCAAGTATATGACCATACAAAAATTTAATTCTAGTAGATGAAGATATAGGTCTTGCTTCTAAACTAGAATGTTTATCATACCATAACTGTCTAGTAGGTTTACCTATAGAAGATAAAGATAATCTTCTTTGTTTTCTAGGTTGTTCATTTAAAACAGTCTTAATATTATTAGTTACATTCTTTGTAAATTCTTTTAGATGTTTATCTAATTCTTTTTCATCTATAGTATTTGTTACCATAGGGTCAAATAAATTATATATATCTTCTACTAATGTATCTATTGTTTTCATATCTAATATATGGGGAGACCAAGCTGATTACTGTATGTTGGTTTTAGCCAGAACTCCCCATACCCTTTCTAAGTTAGAGATTAACTAGCAAAAGAAACTTCTTCGTCAGCTTCTTTAGATACGAAACCATCTTCAACTACACCAAATGCTTCATCAGCATCTGCATCAGTATTATATGGTACTAAGTTGGTTACTTGTATTGCTCTCAAGTCAGCAGATACACCAGACTTACCACCAAACTCCCACTCATACGTAGAATATAATACATTAACTTCAGAACCATTACCAATTAATGTACCAATCATTGCTCTCTTCTGAGCATCTACAACTTCAGGAGCTTTGTTCAAGTTACCATCTTTTCTTCTCACCTTTCTTTTGATAGTAACAAAGTCACCTCTATCATCATTCTTATTCTTCACAGAGATTCCATCACCTAAAGCAATCTTCTTATTCTTCTCGTCAAGATTACCAACATCAATAGTCCACACACCATCTGAATCAAATGTTGTATTTGGACTTGTTATACTTGCCCAATGGGCATTACCTTTTATTACACTCATATTATTATCCTTTATTGTTGTTAAAATAGAATTATCACATATTCTAGTAGAAAAGTCAAGACTTTTTTTCCAATTAAATGTACTTTTTAATTGTAATACTTTTGACATTTCTATTCTAGACATTAAATCTTTTTTGTTTTGGTAACTCCTACCCCAAACTTTATAGTTTGCTTCACGAAAATATTTAACTTTATCAGTTAAGTCTACAACTTCATGGCACAACTCTCTTAACTCTTCAGAGTTAGCAAAAACATATTCATCTTCCTGTTCAAAAACAAAGTAATCACATTTGCCATATAACCAACCTGGATTACCCATAGTATTCTTGAACTCCACTACAGTCCATAAGTCATCAAAACCTTTTGACTTATCTGTTCCTGTTCTTCTTGCTTTTATATCTACTGTAAATGTTTCATCTCCTTTCATTAAAATTAAATCAATATGGTCAGACATGTTCTGAGAATCAGAAGCAACCTTAACTTCATATCCTAATTTAATTGCTTCATCTATAAATAAATTCTCTGTTCTTATACCACGTTTAATATAATCTTTGTGGTCATGTCTTCCTTTAAACTCTTTAACTGTTACCATTACTCTTCTCCAAATATTGTACTGCTCTTTTTAAAAAATCTATGTTATCATCAAACCAACCTAAAGCTGAATTACATTTATTACATAACCAACCTCTAGCTTCTCCTGTATCATGGTCATGGTCTAAACACCATTGATTATTCCTTTGATTGTTTTCTTCAGCACTTGTCAAACAAATAGGACATCTATAATCTTTAGGTGGAGGAGGAGTAACTAATCTTAATTGTCTTGTTTGTCTATTCCTCTCATTAGCACACGATTTACAAACTCTTTCAGTAGAAGGTAATCCTGTAGTCTTTTGATTATGACCATAACTTTGAAAGGCATCTAATGGTTTAGTCTTCTTACACTTAACACATGTCTTTAATGGTTTGCTTGTGTCAATAGATTCACAATCATTAAACAATTCTTTTTGTACTAATGTGTTTCTGCCCATGTCTTACCCTCCTTCCACTCACTATCTAATGGACATTTCATTTTTAATTGATGCTCTGTGTCCTTCATTGCATCTTTGGTAATACTACCAAATCTTTTTACATCTTTCTTTGCAACTTCATATTGGTATTCATCATGTATAGAAGCAACTAACTTAGCATCAACACCTGTTTGTACTATTCTTTTATTCATGTTTATTAACCACAACTTACATACGACTGCACCTGCTCCTTGTAGTAATGTATTCAATGCACTATGTGGAGAACGTACATACAATAATCTACCATCAATACCTTTTATCTTACCTCTTTTAGCTGTTTCAGTTACACTATCCCTAACTCTTTTAAGAGCAGGCATATTAGAAAGAAACCTATCAATTAGTATCTGTCCTTCTTTAGCACCTTTACCTACTATTTTACCTATTTTAGATGCACCTGCACCATACATAAATGCATAGATAAATGTCTTTGCTTGGTCTCTATCTGTTAATCCTGCCATTTTCATATTAGCAGTATGTATATCTCCATTCAAAACTTCTTCAGTAAAATTAGCATCATTCATTAAATGTGCTAAACAACGTAACTCTAATCCACTAGCATCTGTACCTACAATGGAATGAGTATAGGGATTATCAACAGTCCAACATTCCCTACACTCTTTACCATATGGAGAACGAACAGCAGGAATCTGTGCCATGTTAGGACTGTTATGTGCCATACGACCTGTCACAGTACGTAATGTCATAACTCTACCATGTACTCTTCCATCTTTATCATCACACGATTCAATCCAAGATTTAATCTGTGCAATTCTTTTTTGTAATAGTAAATACCTAGCAAACTTTTTTGCTTCTTCTAGATTTATACTATCTAAAACTTCTTCATTAACAATTACATTACCTTTATCAGTATGTTTCTTAGGCTTCCAACCTAGCTCTTGTAATCTATCAGCTATCTGTTGTCGTGAACCTATATTAAAAGGTATGTATTTTGTTTTTGTTTTTAAGTCTTTTCTTGTAGGGTCAAAGTGTATCTTGCCCCACTTTTCTAATGCACTTGCTTCATCTTTTAATGTATTATATAAAGACATAGCTTTACGAACATCTAATGCAAAACCATTTCTCTCTTGTTGGTCAATGATAACTCTGACTTGATGTTCTAAATCAATAGAAGACCTAGAAAAACCTTTGCCTTCTTTCTTTAAATGTTCATATAACTTATGTGTTATATCTACATCTTGCATACAATATCTTTTTAACTCTTCAGAGTAGCTACCAAAAGATGCTATCTCTCCTTTAGGAAAATTAAATCTATCACCCCATGCTTTTAGTCCATGACCACCATCACGCAATGGATTAAATAACTGTGATAGTATCAATGTATCTAATACCTGTGAAGGTTTAATAGATGTACCTAGTAGTCTATTTAATACAGGTGCATCAAAAGATAAACCATTATGCATAATATATTGGTCAATATCTTTAGACCAATTTTTAAAGACATGCATATTACTTGGGTCAAATACTGTTGATACATTTGTTTTAATATCTTTTGCAACAATACAATTAACTACTGAAGCATCTATTGTATCTGTTTCTATATCAAGAACTACTTTCAAAATCTATCTCCCTTTGTTTATCATTCTCTTGTTCTTCTTTAGGTAAGAATACTATATGAAAAGCACCACAGTTAGGACAAGATAAATTTGTTTCCATACAATAATCCTCATCTTCATGTTCAATATCATGGTCTCCTCCCCATGTTAATTCTGTATCACAATGCCAACACTTCATTAGAATGGTACCTCCTCTGTATTCTCTGCATTATAATCTACTTCGTAAGGATTGTCAATCTCTTTCATACGACCTGTCTCTTTATTATAATGTAGGTGTGTAGCTATACCTGTTTCACCTGTATATCTATTCTTTAATATACGAATCGTTGTAGTATTAGATTTAACTTCATCATCATCTTGTTGGTTTCTTTCTAATCCAATAACACCATCACTAAGATGTGCAATAGATGCTGAACCTCTAAGATGTGATAGAGTAATCTCTTTACCATTCTCATGCCCTGCATCACCTGCAGGTCTACGTAAATGTGATACTAATAACATACCAATGTTTGTTTGCTCTACAAGAGAACGTAACTTAGTCATCAATACATCAATAGACTTTCTTTCATCTCCATCTTCCTGACCTGATACAAGTATAGATAAATGGTCAACAAATATCCACTTACATTCTAATGCTTGAGCCATATATCTTACTCGTGATAGTATCTCGTCATTATCAATAGAACCAAAATGGTCAAAGGCAAAGAACCTACCAGAGCCAACTGTATTCTTTTGGTATTCTTTTAATTGCTCTCTACTAAAACAATTATCTCTAATCTCTTTAATGTATAATCTAGCATTAGCTTCTACTGACATAATATTAAATGCAGTATTTTTAATACTCTCTTCTAATGCAAGTATACCTATGTTATGATTTGTATTCTTGAGTAAATGATGCATAAGTTCTCTCATGATAGAAGACTTACCCATACCTGCACCAGATGTAAATGTAATTAACTCACCTGTTCTCATACCATAAGTCTTTTCATTCATCTTACTCCAAGGATATGGTACTGTCTCACAATACTCTTCTGTGTATAATGAATCACCCAAGTCTCTAAGGTTAGTTATACCTGCAGGAGTAAAAGGTTGTGCATTCCACCATGCTTGTGAAAACTTTTCTCTCTTACCCATCTTGAGATACTCGTTAGCATCTTTAAATTCCATGTTCATTATCTTACATTTGTTAGGACTAAACAACTGTGCTACCTTTTCACTAGCTTCTTTACCTTGCTTATCCATATCAAATGATATAACTATATTTTGAAAGCTATCTAAATATTCAAATGCTTTTCTACAATCTCGTACTGCAGAACCTGCACCTGTTTTTACAGATACACATGCCCACTTACTACCTAATAATTCATAGGCAGACATAGCATCTACTTCTCCTTCAGTAATGGTTACATACTTACCACCACCTGTAAATAAATCTTGTCCAAACAATACTGCAT